CCGCAAGTTTTTCCCCCCCCGCGGCCTGCCGCGGCGGCAGGTTTTGTTCCCGCCGCGGCTGCCGCTGCGGCTGCCGCAGGTGCCGTCGCAGGTCGGAGCGGGTTGGCGCGGCGCAGGCTGGGGGCGGGTTCAACCTGACCCGAGGCGTTAGCCTCGACGGGATCCTCGCCTCCCTCGCCTGCTGCCTGCCCCCAGTCGAGCGCGTGAGCGTCCGGGAGATCAACGTCCGTGCCGGCGGCGGGGCTGCTGGGATTCCAAGGGAGGGAGGATTCGACCTGACCCGAGGGCGTCCCCTCGACGGGATTCGCGTCCCTCCCGGCTTCGACCATGACAGCTCCGCCGCGACGCGGCGTGTCCTCGACCGTGTTCCGCTCAGCGCTCTTCGGAGGCGCTGACCAGTCCGCCTGCCCGGGCATCCACCCAGGGCGATGAAGCACCATGCCCGCCTCGGCAGGCGTGCGCTGCTGCTTCTGCTTGTTGCAGTCCGTGCATGCGATCACGATGTTGGCCGCGCCAATGTACTTGGTCGGCTCCACATGATCGTACTGCCACGTGCTGCGGTCCTTGCGTTGAACCTTCGTCCCGCAGTAGCGGCACGGGGCAACCATGTTGCCGCCGCGCTCGACACCGCCGACGCGATCGCGCAGCCACACAGCATCTGTGATCTTCCGGTTTTTCAGCTCCGCACGCTTACCCCTCGTGACTCGCACGTCCTCGCCACGGTCGTAGCGAAGATCGAACCAGTCATGGAAGATGAACGACCCCTGCGGCGGCTGCACGCAGCGTTCGCACGAGTGTCCCGGCGCATGCCAGAGTCCCTCTTCGACGAGCATCCCCGCCAGCCGAGTCGCCACTTCAAGATTGAGCGTGTCCGAGACGAGCGTCTCGACCGCAATCACTCCATCGGTCAGCGCCTGCTGGCAGGCCGTCCCCGCGATCGCCCACATGCCGAGTGCGGCGAGGCCGCTGAGGTCCCCGGTCATGGCGCGTCGGGCGAGGCGTTGAATCTTCGGGTTGCCCCGGAGCTCGTCTCCAAGTTGGAAGAACATGTGTGTCGCTTTCTAGTCTGAGCACCGGCATTCGCCGGTGACGGGGTTGATTGCGCCGCCGCATGAGTCGCACACGCGGGGCGTCCAGTCGTTGCAGGTCATCTGGTCACCTCCTCTTGGTCGTAGTCTTCGGGGAACAGGCTGCGGGGCCTGTAGTTTGGGTAGTTTCTGGTCATCCAAGCTCGCTCCGTGAAGGCGCGGCGTTGTTGCTCGGCTCGGACGTAGCAGGGGTGACAGAGGGCGCGGCCCGGGAGTATTGGGGTCTCGCATTGGGGGCAGCGCCGGGGGTTCTCGTCGAGTTCGGCGGGGTCTATGCCCCAGCCTGTGCGCTCGTGAGCGGTGGCCATCAGAACGGGGGTTCCCAGACGGGTTCCTGCTGGGGTTGGGGTGCCCAGGGGTCATCTTGGACGATCTGGCGGGGCGCGGGCTGCTGCAGTGCCTGTGGCGCCTGCTGCGGGGCCTGTTGTGTGGGCTGGGGGGACGCAGGTGGAGGCGGGGGCGGGTATCCTGCCCCGCCGTCGGCTGCGGGGTGCCTGGTGACCTGTGCGCGGGCACGGCGTAGGGAGGGGCCGACCTCGTCGACCTGCATCTCGACGATTGTGCGGCGCTCGCCCTGCTGCGTTTCGTAGGAGCGTTGCGTGAGGCGTCCGACGACGATGACGCGCATGCCCTTGCGGAGTGACTCTGCGACGTTCTCGGCGACATCGCGCCACACGGAGCAGCGCATGAAGAGGGTGTCGCCGTCGCGCCATTCTCCGGCGTTGCGGTCGTAGGTTCGCGGGGTTGAGGCCACCGTGAAGTCAGCGACGGCGGAGCCGGACTGTGTCCAGCGGAGTGTGGGGTCGGTGGTCAGGTTACCGACGAGGGTGACGAGTGTTTCGCCGCTCATTGGTCTTCCTCGTTTTCTTCGTAGGGCATGACGGTGAATCGGATGGAGCACATGGGGATGCCCATGCGCTTGACCGTGTGACGGGGGTCGAGGCGCATGTCCGGCCCCTGCAGGTGACGCGCATCGTCGTCTGGGAGCAGTCCGGCGTCCACGAGGCCGTCCACGAGTGCTTTGAGGGTGGGCATGTAGTTGTGGAGGTCGCGGCGGCGGCCGTCCGGGAAACGAACCCACGCGACGAGTCGCGCTCGCATGAAGGTCGGACAGTGGGCCGCGCGGGCCATCACGCGGGCCTGCATGCGCAGTGTCCGAATCCGCGGGGACAGCGTGCGCCGGTCGGCGCGGCCGTTGAGCGAAAGCATGTCCGCCTGGGGCAGATCAAATGGGCCGATCTCCCACAGCGGGGCTACAGTCGCGTCATTCATCGCGTTCTACTCCTGCCTTCGGGTAAAGTCCGTCGATGAGCTCGTCAACGACAGCCCCGATGGTCCTGCGGATGCTCATACGCTCCTCGGGCGTCTGCGCATACTTCTTGGCAATGTCAGCGCCAGCATCGATCAGGTCGGACGCCGTTTTGATCGCATGCGCCTGAACCCGTGCCAGTTCCCGTTCAAGGGCACGGACGTGATTCGCGCGCTCGATTTCGGTGAGGAGCTCTTCAATCACAGTCCTTCCCCTCCCTCGTAGACGCGCAGCCCCGCTGGTTCACTAACGCTCCCCACGGGCACAGGTGGAAGCAGCGCATTCTCCAGGTATGGGATTGACGGCCCGTCGTATAGGAGCTCTCCCGTCACTGGCCCCTGAAGCAGCACTGAGCCAGCGGACCAGCCAAGGCACGCATCAGTGCCCCAGATGAACGAGGACCGCCCGTAGCCATCCCCGACGCGGACCCGAAGAGGAATCTGCCAGGCCGCAGCCGACGCCGCGAACGTGCGGACGACCGCAGGGTCCATCTCCACGGCCGCATCCTGATAGAGCACGGCTTGCGCTCCATCCAGCAGCAGGCGCGCTGCGTCGACGCGGTCCTCATCCATCGGCTCAGCTGCCGGAGCGACACGCGCCATCTGAGGCCCATACAAGACCCCCGTCTCCTGGACAGTGATGCCCTCCCTCTCATCAAGGAGAAGGCTCACCCGCTCGACGGGAGACCCCGCGAGGAACGTAGCCAACGACTCAACCGCAGAGCGACGCAGCCACATTGATTTCACGCCATCGCTGTAGCTATCTCCATCAAGGACGTTGAACCGCACCGCGATCGCGCGCTTGCGATCAATCGCGACCGCAAGCACCACCACGCAATCCTGGACGACAGCCAGGCGCATCAGGCCCGCGCCATTGTCCGGGGCATCCTCGGGAATCTTCCTGGCCACATGCGGCAAGGCTGCACGAAGCGCCCCCTCCAAGGCCGCCCGAGCCACGACCACCATCGTCGACGCTTCGTCAGTCATCGGAGAGCCTCCTCACCGATCGCGAGTACATGTCGCGCGCGCACTCAACGAGTCCGCGACGCGCCAGCGGCGACCCCGATCCCTCGCACAGCCACGCGCTCCTGTCCTGGCCATCCTCCGGGGCGATGCTCTCCGCGACGACGATAAAAGCCCCCAGCACACAGCCAGGACCGTGCTTTTCCGCAACCAACGCAGACACAGCATCTTCGAGAGCACTGAACACGGTGTCATCGGCGCTCATCAGTGCACCTCCCCAGCGCGCGGCCCCCACGTGACGACATGGGGGGCAGCCTCGACCTTCTCGCAGAACGCCTCCTCACCCTCACCGAGGGGGTATCCCCAGCGTTCCAGGGTTCGCAGGTAGAGCTGTACGAGGCTGTCAAAGCGTTCGCCCCTGGGGCTGCGCCAGTAATCGCGCCCCATGCCGCCCTCGAGGACACCGATGCACCACGCGAGGCGCGCCTTAGCCGCCTGCGCTGCTGACATCGTGAGCCCGAAGCCCATGGCATCGAAGTCGACCAGCGCGCGGCCCTTCGCCTGCGATGCGTCGGACACCTGGGCTTGGTTGTAGATGACGGGCATTTCCAGGAGCGCAGTGTCCTTCGGCAGAGGGCGCTTCAAGAGCACGTCCTTGATCCAGGCACGGCGCACTTCGCCTTCCTGAGCTGCCTGACGGTTCGCCTCGATGGTCGCTGCGCGATCGACTTCCTGCGTGGTCCGCGCCCTGTCCTCACGGGTGAAGTGACCGTGCGAGGCGTAGTCCATGCACACGAAGCACGTCTGGGCGCGCATGTAGTCGCCCGAGCCGATCACCGAGACATACGCCGCGTTGCCGGGGCAGTTGTCGTGCGGCTCAACCCTGTTGTCGTACTCGTCGACGAGGTTCCACAGGTACTGGTTGGTCTTCGGGAAGCCCTCGTCAAAGTCCTCGCGACGGATGACGGTGAAGCCCTGTTGACGAAGGTCGAGGACCTCGTCCTCGTAGAGCTGGCGGCGGCGGGCCTCATCGCGGGCGCGCTCGAGGAAATGATCGATCTTACCGGGGGCCTCGCGAATCTCCTCGACGACCATGCCCGCAATGTCCTCGGGGAGGTCAGCCTCAGCCTCAGCGATCTTCGCGAGATCATCGAGGCCGAGATTCGCCGACTCCCCGAGCTCTGCGACCTCCTGCGAGGCGTTAGCGACGCGGCGGGCCAACGTGGCTTCGCTGGCCTTCACGCCGCGCTTGCGCAGCTCGGAGGCCGGGAGGCCCATCAACACGAGTTGGTTAATGGCGCGCGCACGGTCAACGGTCGACGTGTGCGCATGCTCGTCATTCTCGGTGAGCTGCAAGCCGATGCGGTCCAGGTCGTTCGCTACGTCGACGATACGCACCGGCACGGTCTCCAAGCCCGCCTCGATGGCCGCGCGGTGGCGACGGTGCCCATCGAGAACGACCAGGCCCGTGAGGGTCGGATACACGTCGATGTCCTTGAGGACACCGAGGCCGGCGATCGTCTCCACGAACTCGGGGCCGACACGCAAGTCAGCGCGGATGTTCGAACCGGCCTGCAGGAGCGTCGGGTCGATCAGCCACCGCTGGCCAGGCTGGACGGCCCCAATCGGGTCCGCCGCGACCTCAGCCGACAACACGCCGGTGCCCGTGGAGGACACGGCCGTGGTTTCTTCGTGGCGTGGCTTCAGGCCGACCGCCTGCGCGACGTCCGCGAGGTCCGTCAGGTCGTAACGTGCGGGCGCGTTCGGTGTTGCCTCTCGCACGACGGTAATCCAGTGAGCCTCACGCAGGCGATCAAGGGCACGACGCAGCGTCCGCGCAGACAGGCCAGTCAGGCGAGCCAGCTCAGCCTGCGCGACCTCAACGTGGCCGTCATCAGCGATGAGGCCGAGCATCGTCTCCGCGACGGTGCGGGCCTGCACGTCATCAGCGGCAATCGCGATAGCCTCAGTCATTTGTCTTACCCTTCTGATGGTCTTCCTGCATCTGCAGAAGGTGGCGATGCATCTCGCGGAACTCGCGTGTGTTCGTGCGCCAGTCCTGCCACAGCCCCGCCGTCACCAGCGCCAGCAGCGCCAGGACGAGGACGCCCATCATCGTTTCGGTCACTTGTCTGCCTCTTCCTGCTCGGTGTTTCCGGCGGCAAAAATCGTCGTGCCGCAGTTCGGGCACTCGAATGTGGGTGCCGCCGGCGTCGGCGGCGCCCAGTCCGGCTTCTCCACGACGGCCGCGCGCACCTCGACGATCCGGCGTGCGTGCATCACGGACGGGCTCGGCGGCGACATCAGCAGCAGCCCCTGGCGCTCGACCTCATCAACGAACGCGGCGTTAGCCAGCCCCAGCAGGTGCGGCATCGGCAGATTCGCGTCCTCGATAGGGAACTCAACGATCATCTCGACGGACCTCATGCCCGACGCTCCTTCCACGCGACGTAGACCAGGCGCTCGGCGAGCGCCGTCGGGGGTAGGATCGCGGCCGCAGCCGCCACCCACCCGTCAATGAGGGACCCGAGCCACCACGCCAGCACCAGCAGGGCCAGCGCCACGAACAGCCTCGTAACATTCATCGCGTTCACCGCTTTCCTCCCTGTGCTTCACGCGCACGCGAGCGCGCCAACGCAATCCGCTTTTGCGCGGCCGTCTGACGCTTGCGCAGCTTCATCACCGCATCGAGGCGCCGTAGCGCTTCTAACACCGGCGCACTCAACGCGACTGTCTCGGTCGTGTTAACCTGATTCATGACTGATAGTCCTTTCTTGGACTGCCCCGGCCGACCCCAATCGGCCGGGGCGCTTTTCTTTTCACCTGGGGACCGTGGGGCCGGGCGGAGACTCGCAACCCACCAACACTCAAACCCGGCCCCACGGAGCTAACCTCGCCGCATCCCGTCCTTGGGACGAGCGAAAATCTTGTACTTCGACACCTGAACGGTGTGTCCTGCCGGGGTATGAGCACTGGCCCCCGGCAGGCCACGGTCTCCCCCAGCACCGCCGGAGTGAGCGGAGGAAGACGCTGAGGAAGACGAACCATCCGCACCACGGATGGCCCCCTCCCCGGTAAGGTGGGTAACACCCGCCAGGCCGCACGAAGCAGTGCAGCCACCACACCTCACCGAGGAGGAAGAATGACAACCATGTCCGCAGGCCCCACCCTTGGCGCTACTCTCGACAACATCAAGCAGCGACTGCAGAGCCAACAGGACACACTCGAAATCACTCTGGGCGGCAGAGATAGTGATACTTACCGGCAGCTCGCCGTGCGAGCGGAACTCGACGCGCTCTGGGATGCAGTCGAAGTCCTCGCCTACCTCATCTCCGGCGTGGAACTTAGTCGTGTGCCGATTCGCGATTACTTCGGAGATCGACGGAAGTCGTGACCCGCACGCCTGCTGCCCCTCTCGAGCGAGATACTCCGCAGCAGCGCCGCCCACCGCAGACTCGCGAATGTTCGACGCATGGGTGTTCGCGATGTCGGCCGACGAGACCACGCGGGCAGCCGCACCGCCCACCGCCGAGCGCTCATGGCTCTTGAAAGCATCGAGGAACATCTCTGCTTCACGCAGGTCTTCACATGCCTTGATGACAGCCCTCTGAGCATCCTGGTAGGTCTTACGGGCCTGAGTCTCTCTGTGATTCACTCTGCACCCCCTTCGCCGTGCTCCTCCGATGCCTGCAGGGCTTCGAGTGCGCTCGTATTCAGGCGCAGCAGCTTCGCCAGGATCGCATCCTGAATCCGCAGGAGGTCACTCTGCGCGTGCGCAAGACGGGCCTCATCAAACCAGAGCCGAATGTGGGGCGAGCCGAGGACGAGCGCCGTCTTCTGCAGTGCCGCAGCCGCTTCGAGGAGCTTGCTCTCCGCGTATGCTTCATGATCGCCGTCGACGCGCAGGACCTTGCAGGGCTGCACATCCTCACGGATGAGCGGCGCGTCAGTGTTTAACGCCTCGATACGAGTAGTTGTGCAGCCCTCTGCTTCACCGAAGATCATGCTGCGCCACCTCCGACCACGGCCTCCTCCACAGCGGGGTGGACGCAAATGTACATGCGGGTCCGTACCATGCGTGCAACGCCCGTTTGAGGGCGTTTGAGTTCGCATGAAAGGAGGTGACAGGCATGGCGAAAGGCGGAAAGAGCGGAGGCGGCAAGTCCTCCAAGGGCACTTACCGAAGCGCCGTGACCGGACGTTACGTCACGGCCGCTTACGGTAAGGGCCACCCGAACACGACCGTCAAGGAATCTGGCAAGTGATCTGCTAATCGTGTTCTCCCGGTGGGCGGGTGCCTCGGCACACGGGCGCCCGCCCACCAAGCTTTCATTCGTCCTCATGAGAGTTCTCCATGTTCTGACGCATCCATGCGTCCAAATCTGCGATCGAGTACCGGACCAGCTGTCCGCGCTTCGCGTACCGGGGGCCGTCCCCGGCCCGGCGCAGCGCGTACAACGTGGACTCAGACACCTGTAAGTAGTCCGCCGCCCCCTTCGGGGTTACCCACCCCGGGGTCACGAGGGCTCACCCCTCAGCTCCGCCGCGTCGCTGCGCATCACGCTGCGTCGCCCCCGTCAATGGAGCCGTGGAAGGCGTGGAGGATGACGGTGCCCGTGCGCTCGTCCTGGATCGCGTAATCCGCGGGAGCGGACGGCGCGGCCGCGAGCGCGGAGCGTCGCTGGGTGGCGTCGCGCTCGTCGGCTGCGATCTGTTCGATGTATGCGCGGTCGAACAGGTACTGGCCGGTCTGGCCGGGCATCTTCTGGATAGGAGCGATGCGGCCTGCGCCGATTCGCTGATGCACAGTCCTCTTGGAGATGCCGAGCATGTCGGCAACCTCAGAGACATTCACAAGCTGATTTGTAGGCATGTGCATAGCATTGCATGGTTTTCAGATATGCACAAGTCGGCATGTGCATAGGTTGCGAATTCTGCGCATGTAGGGCACGCCTCAACTTTGCGCGAAACATTGCACGAGCACCCCAGATATGCGAAACTAGGCATATGAGCACTTCAGTCCAAACCCTCGCCAGCACAGGCTTTGTTCCTCAGTGGACCATTGGGGACCGCCTGCGCAAGGCACGCGAAATGACCGGCCTTACCCAGGTCCAGTTCGCCGAGCGCGTGGGACTCTCGCGCGCCACGGTCAATAACAGCGAGCTCAACAAGAGTCAGCCGCGCAAGTCCGTTGTGCTTCTTTGGGCAATGGAGACCGGCGTCGATCGCGACTGGCTCATGACCGGCTCTACAAACAACGAAACCCCCGACCCTGATGGGCCGGGGGGAGAGCTCCTGCGGTTGGATTCGAACCAACAACCGTCCGATTAACAGTCGGATGCTCTGCCGTTGAGCTACGCAGGATTGCGACAAGAGAAGATATTAGCAGAGACTATTCGAAACTGGCAAGCCAGATACGGGCCTCCAGCTATGCTGCGCGTCACTGCCATCCGATTTCCCTGTCTGGGGCGTTCACTCCCACGTGGGATTCTGGAGATCCAGCCCCTGCCGCCTCGCGACGCACTCGATCGCGTCGGCAAGCCACTGTGCGAAGCCAACCTGCTGCGAATCGTAGTGCTCGCGGAATCGCTCGTCGTCGATGTAGCCGCGAGACACGATGTAGTGCTTGGCGGGCGTGACAGGAAAGAACTCGCTGAGCGCTTCCCTATGCTCCTCGACGAGGCCGACGGCCCTCTCACTGTCAGGAGCGACACCATCACGAATCGCATCGATCATCCTGCGTTCGATGTCGTGGAATCGCTCGGCATTCTGCCTCCAGTCGGCGGATTGCCACGAAGCGGTGCGTTCTCGCGATTCACGCCAGTCATCGGTATCTCCGTAGCGTTCTTCGGCCTCACTCTGGTGCGCCGAAAAGTCGGCGTCTCCCAGGATCTTCCCGACGTCTTCCAGGGTGAGCTCGTTGTCATTCATTGCGTCCTCCAACAGTGTGTCCAGTGCTTCGATCATTGCGTCTGTTTCGCGACGCTGAGCAAGAAGGCTCTCTCTTTGCCTCTTGAGGTGTTCGATCTCAGAGTCTCCACAGTCGAGGAGAGCCTTGATATCGATCAGCTTCATCCCCGTCGCCCGGTAGATGACAATCCTCTGGACACGCACGCAGTCCTCGCGCGAATAGAGCCGGTAGTTCGACCAGCTCCGCGCGGCGGGATCGAGAAGGCCCTGCGCCTCCCAGTGGTGCAACGTTCGCACCGTCAGCGAGAACCGCTCAGCGACCTCCCCGACCGTGTAGGCAGTGGTGTCGTTACTCATGACATTGATTCTGACCCCTGACGTCGCGTCATGGTCAAGCGGAAGAAAGTTCCCGTGTCGCGGTCACGTGAAAAACACGCCAGCATCGCAGCCACGCGACACACCGTGTCCACGTCACAGCCCCACGAAAAACGCACCACGGCATAGAAAAGCCACCCCTGCGAGCGTCCTGTTGTTCCTCGCATTCCCCAACACTCGTACCTCATCCCAAAAAGTTTGAGCCGATCAGCTCCGTTCAACCAGATCGGGAAGATTCAACCCGATCAGAAGAGGTGGAATCTTCCCAATCGGGTGCACGCCTCACCGCAACAAGCATTTTCCCGAAGGCGGAGGACCAGAAGCCGATCACTACGGCCGGAGGCCGTTGCATGGGCAGGCAGTGCAGCCATCAAAAGTCCACAGCCCCAGCTACACACGAATATCAGACAGGCATCAGCGTGGATAACACACCGAAGCACGAGGCCTGCCGTTCGGGCACGCAGATGTCCCCGACCTGGCAGCTGACGATCCGGATAGGATACGACGATCCGGATAGGATACGACGATCCGGATAGGTTAATAAGCTATCCGGATGCTCACAACCTATCCAGATAGCAACAACCTATCCACTTACGCAGCCTGATTCAGGCAAAAGGCTGATGTTGGGCGTTTCCACTCAATCGGTCTGCAGTTTGATGACTACACCGCCTCAAGTCGCGGCCTCACCGCCGCCAATTGGGGAAATCGCACCATTAGAACCGCGACACGCCGCCGACACGCCGACAGTCGGCTCCTAATGCTGCCAAACCCCCATCACCATCGGTATGGAGGGCGAAGGCGGGCCTAACTGCGGTGCCCGTGGGCGGTGGCGGGGTATGGCCGGACAATGAGCCGACGCGCCAAGCCACACGCCAGCACACCGGGCGCCACTGGTGTGGAGGGCGCCGGAGGGACCGGAGGGCCTGACTGCAGTGCCCATGGGCAGCGGCCGGGCCTGACTGCAGTGCCCGTGGGCGACAGCGGGGCCTGTCCGGGCTTCGAGCCGACGCACCGAGCGAAGCTCGCGGCGCGGACGTCTCGCGGGCGGGCCGCCGCCCATGGCGCAGCCCGGCCCGACAGCACACCAGCAGCGCCCGGAACACCCGCAGCGCCGCAAGCAACGCGCCCAGACATGCACAAACCCCGCCCCGCGGATGCGGGACGGGGTTTCGCCCACCCAGTCGGGTGGAAGAGTCTGAACGATTCAGACGGGGAAAGTCACTTAAGGGTGACCTTGCCGCCGGCCTCTTCGATCTCAGCCTTGGCCTTCTCGGCGTCTTCCTTCTTCGCGGAG